CAGAAAGTTTGGCGTCAACCCTGCATCGTTCGATCTGGCACCCCCAACAGGAGCCCAGCCCCACTGAATTATACGGCTACCGCCCTCTGGCGTCCCGACATCTGACGGGGAAAGGAGGAGCCCACTGTTGCCGGAAACTCTGTAGCTTGTATCAGGCCGGGGATTGCGAACAGCTTGAGGGTCTGTAACCGGATACATACCGAGCTGGAGCTGCGGCTGATCCGGTTCCCAGCATTCAGGGCAGACCATGATATTGACTTGCTTGGTCTTGATAATCAGCTTTTTGAGCTGAGTCAGCTTATAGCGAAATCCGCAACGGTCACATTCCGCTATTGAATTTTTGGCAGATGCAAAGCGATTGCTCATTATCCAATGAACATCCTTCTGGGAACAAACCGAATTGGGGATTTATCCCGGTCTTCCTCCGAGGCGAAGCGGAACTGCTCCTCATAATCCATCTTGAGGGATGCGGATCGAGCCTGAGCTTCCGGCAGCTTCAGGGACAGGTAGTAAGCCAAGCCGGTGGTCATGCAAGGAATCCACCGGAACGGAATGTCTTGCGTATGAACGCCGTTGCCTGCGTCCTGAATCCTGCGCAGCCGCCAGTAAACAAAGGTATATTGGTCTCCCGGGGAGTTCGGGGTCGGCCACACATGAATTTTGGGGTAATCGATCCCGGTTACCACGTCAGTTCCCGCTGGCTGGCCGCCAGATGGGTATTTTGCGCCAGACTGACGATCTACCCATACTTGGATCGGCCTGCCCTGAGCATTCTTATTTGGGATCGAAGCGTAGGTAGGCATCGAAATCCGGGTGATTGTCAGGTCTTGCTGGTTCTGGCCGGTGCCGGTGCGAACAACATGCTCCACAAGGTCAATGGTATCCACCGGCAAATCATAGGTGGCCTCACCGGTCTCCATGGCAATCGAACCTTCCTCGATTGTCCAGAAATTGATGCCCCTGTTGGCCCACTCGATGGTCAAAAGGTTCAGAGACCTCCGGGCTGTCCGGAAATCATAGCCGGAGCGCAGCTCGGCCCCGCAACGCTCGAACGCCTCCTCGATGATCTCGTTGAGGTCAAGGTTGAAGGTTACGGTGCCGGATGTGGTCATAATGGGCCTTTAAGCGATCCTACGGTGTTTTGCGACCTTTTTAGCCACCTTGGGTGGCTGGGACACAAACTGTTTGCCTGCGGCCTTCCCTGCGCGTTTGGCACGGGTTGTGGCGGCATATTCAGCCGGGGTCAGGGACTTAATGGCGGCTTCAGGCAGATACCGCTCTCCGGTCTTGCTGGAGGGCTTTCCAGACTTGGTGCGCCATTTCTGGGCTGTCCATGCCTTGAGACTTTGCTGGGGAGATTTCATCCCTTGTACCCGCCACCCTTAGCCTTGTATTGCTTCGCCAGCAGCTGCGCTTTACGGGCAGACCACTGTCCTGCCGCAGTTCCCTGCACTGCCTGAGACTTGATCCGCTCAAACAGCGCCTTGCGCATCCCCGGCTTGGTGTAGTTGCCAGCTTCATTTACTTTACTTTTGGTCGTTGTACCGCCTTTTTTAAACTGCTTTTGATACGTCACGCCAGCGCCCGTCAGCCGCCCAAACAGCTCGCGGCCTTTGGGTTTTGCTACAAAGCCCTCCAAATACGGCGATATAGTAGCGTTTTTTCCAGCCGGTATTTCGTAACTTAGTCGGCCACCAGCAGCTATTGCAGATTTATCTTTACCGCCTCCGCCCATAAACGAAAGCCGAGCTTCACGTTTGGGCGGTTTCTGGTCGTAGTTCCGTTTTTTAGGCTCTGCCCGGTCTTCAGACTCAACCTCACGTCCTTCAGAAAACTTACGAACCCCCCCGCCCTTCTTAAAAAGCTTGGTCGGCTCGGGGCCATCCTTACGGACGATCTTCCGGGCTTTGGGCATTTTACTGGGGGCGATTGCCCCCATGCCGCGGGACGGCCTCATTAGCAGACCTTCCCACCCTTGCGCATCATCTTGCCTTTAGTCTTGCCACGTTGGGCGATGCCGTCAGCACGGGCGGATGCGGAGCCACTTTTCGCGTACTTGGCGCTCTTCATGCCAGCCTCTTTCATCTCATGCTTGATCATCGACTTCGGGGCACCCTTCTTCTTCATGAAGGACAATTCTTTTCTCATCATTGCTTTCGATTCTTTCATTTCGCCACCCTTTGCTTTAGAGAATTCACGACCTACTGACTGGGGAACACCCACCTTCTTGGCAAAGCCTTTGTTGTGGGCAACTGCCTGCATGAAGCGTTTCTGTTTTTCCGACACAGCGGGCATTAGATCATCCTACCGCGGGTTTTACCGCGTGATGCAATGCCGTCGGCACGACGGGAGGCGGAGGACTTCACAGAGCCGCCTTTTTTGTAGCCTAGAATACTTTTGCGCACTCCCTTACGTCCCTTTGCAAACTCAGCTTCATCCACATCGCCTTTAATTACACCACGTATGCCATCACGGATATCCGCAGCTGTCTCTTTTACGTAATCAACTCCCTTACGAACAGCCCTAGCGGGCTGCGGTAGGGCGTCGTGCAATCGCTTTGTTTTCTTGTATTCGTCAGCGTAATCTTGACGCCCCCAACGCTCAGCCTCGCTCTGCCTAGTGTACTTTTTTCCGGGTACGAGGCCGTCGTTACCTTCTTCATCGTATAGCCCATCCTCTTTCTTACTCATATCATCCGTCCTTTGGTTTTACCACGTTGAGCAATACCGTCAGCACGTTTGGAGGCTGAGGATTTTACGGAGCCGCCTTTTTTCATGCCTATTGTCGGTGCTTTGATTGCAGGAGAACCCGCAGCGGCAGCTTCCTCTTCTTTACGATCTTTCCGGTCTTTCCGGTCTTGGGCAAGTGCCATAGGCAGAACCCCCGCAAAAGGTGCAAGTTTGCCAAAAGCGCCTTGGCCGGACATCAAGCCATAAGCAGGGCTCAACGTGCCGAGAATCTTTTTGGTTTTGTCATCCATCAGAGCATCCGTCCTTTGGTTTTACCACGTTGAGCGATGCCGTCTGCACGGCGAGAGGCGGAGGAACGCACGGAGCCGCCCTTTGCCCGACGTACCGGTTTTGTTGCTGCCTCATAACCACGCTGGTTTTCCCTATCCTGTCGCCGGTAATCAACTTCCAGCTCCGCCTTCTCTTCTTTGGTTGCTTTCCCACTAGCCATAGCGGCTTCCAGCATGCGGCGGCGGGCTTCTTCTGGGGTTGGTTGTTGTTCAGCCATTATTCGTCCTTTTTGCCGAGAAGTTTTTGCACCGTATCTGTTTCATAGATGCGGATGCTGGTCCAGATGATTGTGAAAAGCGCTGCGATAGACGGGAGCATATCTGCCAAAGTCCCCAAAACGGTGACGATTGAAAAACCGTCTATTAAGTGTTTAGTTGTGTCGGAAAGATGTACGTTCATGTCAACATTTCCATGCCCGCAGGCTTTTGTTTATACGAGAGTTTGGGTCATTCGCCGTCTTCTTGGAAGTCAGCTTCTTCTTCATCCCAGACATTCTTGCGCAGAAGCTGTCTCTCCTTGCGCCACCTTCGGGTTGCGGCCTCTTCAATCCGGGCTTTCCGGGATTGGCTGCGTTGTAAGAAGCCCTCCCCTTCGCGTTCAGACCACCTTTGGGATTCTTGCCTTCTTTCCTTTGCCATGCGGGACTCTTAGCCATATGCCACCCTCAGAGGTTCGTTCTCTTCCTGAATCTGGGCAGCTTTGATCATAGGATAGAGAATGTCGTTACCAAAATCACCTTGGTATTCATGCACACCAAAGTGACCCAACTTGATGGTCGGATCAATCCACACCTCAAACCCGTGCGCCCGAGCACGCTCACAGAAGAGGTAGTCCTCTCCAATGTAGCCTTCGGGGGTGGATTTGAAATCAAAAACGGAGTGTAGCTTGCGGTCGGCAGTGGCGTCGTAGTACTCCCATTCCGGGTGGCACCGCACCAGCTCTTCAACCACTTTGCGATTGATCATCATGAAGCCGGTACCGACGTTCTTGGCGCGGACAAGGCCCATCGCGTCCATCACGATATTGCCTTCTTCGTCCTGATCCATCTTGGCGTAATACGTGGCCGGGAACTTGCGAGCGCAGCCCACACCACCGACGATGCCCTTCGTCTGATTCCATGCCAGCAGCCGGAAAATGTCGTCAGGATTGATCGACATATCAGCATCAATAAACAGCAAAGAATCACAGTCGGAGGCAAGAAAATCACTGACCAAAAGGTTTCGGGCTCTTGATACGACAGAGCATCCGGAGATGGTGCCGATCTCAAACCCGATACCGTGCTCAGCAGCCTGCCGGGAGAACTGAATCAAGGCACCAATCATTTTGATCGACA